GATGAGCCTCTATCGTGCAAATCTGCATTTCAAACGCCTCGCCCGAAAACCCGTCCGTTTTCAATATGCCTGCCACCGCCCGTTTCAGCGTTTCCTCCGGGATGACCTTTGATTCCGGGCAGTATTTCTTTCCTTTTGAATTGTAGGTCGAACAGCACCAGACGATATTGTATGGTGTCGTTTTCCTGCGGTAATTTTTCCCGCAGCATGAGCATCGGATTTTTCCTGTAAAGACGCTTGTCGAACCGACAGTCGGTGTTTTTTCTTCTGCTCGGCGTTTAAGCTCCTTCTGGACTGCGGCGAAGGTTTCTCTGCTGACCACAGCCGGGTGATCGTCTTCAACAAAATACTGCGGAAGCTCTCCGTTATTTGGGACTATTTTCTTCGTGAGGTGGTTTTCGCAATATACCTTTTGAAGTAATAAATCACCGCAATACTTCTCGTTTGTCAGGACTTTCCGCAGGGTTGTCGGATGCCATTCGTTTCCGAAGATGCTGTACAGTCCTTCTTCATTTAATGTGTTGGCGATCTTCTGAAGCCCATATCCGGCAAGGTATAAATCGAATATCCGTTTTGCGATTTTGGCTTCATCTTCAATGAGCGTGATCTCACCATTTATCAGACGGTATCCGAGCATGGTGCAGGTTGAAGCCCGTCCTTCCTCAAAGCCCTTGCGGATTCGCCACTTGCAGTTATCGCTGCATGAAAGGCTCTCTGCCTGGGCGAAAGAAGCGAGGAGCGTCAGCATCACTTCACCCTCGGCGCTCAATGTGTAGATGTTCTGTTCTTCAAAGAAAACATCAACACCGAGGCTTTTAAGTTCACGCACGGTTTCAAGAAGCGTGACCGTGTTCCTTGCTAACCGAGATATGCTCTTGGTAATAATCATATCGACATTACCGCTTCTACATTCGGTCAAAAGAAGCTGAAACTGTTCACGGTTGTCCTTGGTGCCCGTTTTTGCTTCGTCAGCGTAGACTCCGGCAAACCGCCATTCCGGGTTCATCATAATGTAGTTACGGTAATAATCGATTTGTGCCGCCAAGGAATGCAGCATGGTGTCCTTGCCGCAGGAAACTCTGGCATAGGCCGCCACACGTTTTGTACGAGGGGTTTCCGCTGCGGCAGGGGCAATATTTACGATAGTCTTTTCCATTGTATCCCTCCTTTGGTATCGGACATATTAACTCTGATTTTGAAATATATCCAGTCAATTCGGAGGAATAAATTGAACGAAAACAGGAAGGTATTTTTCGGTGAGTATTGTGTCTATCACACGATAATCCTCTGTGGAAATCTGTCCGTTTTTCAGCATTAGCCGAAACGGTGCAATGCTCGCCTGATATTTGATTTCCGCTGTTATCTGCTCTTTAGTCACGGGCTTTACCGCCTTTGAACCTTGTCTCCACATAGCATTCGTGGGAACAGTATTTTCTGCGGCTGTTTCCATAGGCGGTAAAGGACTGACCGCATCCGGGACAAACATATTCATAAACCGCTTTCTGTCCGACACGCTCCGGGTGAGCGTTCCACCATTTCTGTCTACACTCCGGCGAACAGAAACGCTTCGGTTTTCTGCCGGATATCTGCGTTATCGGCTTTCCGCATTCCGGGCAGATTCCCGCTGTCTCTTTCGGTTCTTCGGTGCTGTCGACCGTGATGTTGTTTCGGCGGCAGAAGGTCTTGACGGTATCTCTCGAAACGGACAGAGCTTTGGATATTTCAGAATAGCCGCATCCGGCTTTTCTCATTTCGATTACCGTTGTTTTCTGATGGTCTGTCATATGCGAACCACCTCCTCACTATCCCATGAACATGAGGATGGCGTTTCGGAAAAAACGGGTGAAAAAAATAAAACCCACCGAAGAAAAATCCTCGATGGGCTTCATATCAGTTAGGGATCTTGAGCTTCATGCCGCTGTAGATGACATTGCTCTTCAGCCCATTCAGACTGACGATTTCCTTGTAGCGGCTGCCGTTGCCGAGATACTTCTTAGCGATTGCCCAGAGGGTGTCGCCATGCACCACAGTATGGATGCGGTAATTCTCCGCAGGCTTTGCGCCGACTACAGAGAGTGCGGAAACCTTGATGGGAGACATGATGGCGTACCTGCCGGATTCATCCTTGTTGATGACGGCACGGTCGCCGCTGACCTCGACCACATACCAGCGGAGCTTCTTTACCCAGCCGGGAATGGATTTGCCGCCATAGTAGGTGCTGCCTGTGATTGTCACGAGGTCACCGGCCTTGATAGACCCGGTGGGCTTGGCCGGTTCGACCGGCTTCACCTCGCTGCCGAGAGCCGCCGTAACCTTTAAGGCAAGATCACCGAGCCTTGCGTACAGCCAGTTTCCCGGACAGGATTTGTTGGCAAACCATCTGTGGACGGTCAGCATCATCTCATCGGATTTCGGATTGTAGTTCAGCGTTTTATCCTTATCCTCAAGCCACAGCAGTTTTGTTTTGCCGTTTCTCTTGCAGATATCAACGCAAAGTTTTACAAGCGTTTCGTAAACCTTACTGTTCATCGCATAAGGCTCTTTCGTGTCGGACGCACATTCAATCGTGATCGCCCTTTGATCGTTGGCATTCGAGGAAGAACACCAGGAGCGGTTCTTTTCCTCAACATACATACCGACTCTTCCATCGGAACCGATGCCGTAATTGGAACTTGCCTGACGGGAAGTCGGGTAAAAAATATTGCCCAGCGTTTCCACTGAGCATTGTCCTACCACGCAGTGTGGCGTGATGCGGTCGATTGCATGGGTCCTCTGCCCGGAATGATTCGGACTGAGTTTGGTGTAAACCACCATTTTGCTGTTTGTGTAAGCCATATTATTCGTCCTCCTTTTCGGCTCTGTCATGAAGCTGTTCCAGAATGGATTTCAGCTTTTTCGGAATGGGCAGACCGAGATGACCTGCGTTTTCGAGAAGCGAAATGCCCTCGTTGGAAAGGTAGAAGAAAATGACGGCGGTGCGAAGCACCGAACCTGCACCGATGACGCGGGTGTCAAGAATATGCCCGACGCCCACAAGGGCAAAAATAAGCACCTTCTTGAAAATGCCCTTAAAGCCCACGGCGCTGGACAGCTTCTTGTCCACCACGGCGCACATAATGCCTGTGATGTAGTCAATGACTACAAAAGCAACGAGTGCGAAAAGCAAGCCGTCACATCCTCCCAAGAACCATCCGAGCCAGCCGCCGACAGCGGCGAAAACAAGCTGAATGGTCGTCCATAATTCTTTCATTGTGTTGTCCTCCTTGATTTTTGTATTAAAAAAGTGATGCCCTGCGGCATCACACTTTTCCGATAACATAAAAATTGACCCAATAGGTGGCGCTGCCCGATGCGGCAGAACCACGCGCTAATTCGTACACGCCTGTGGAACGCACAGACGGTGCCGGTGAACTGCCCGGCACCATAAGAATGGCTCCTGTACCGTTGCAGGTAAGATTCGCCGTAATGGTCGGAACGGCGGCAAAGGTAAATGGGAAAGAAACATTCAGCGCAGACAACGCCCCGGAGGTGTATATATTTCCCCAGTTATTTGCGATTGCCGTTGATACGGATTTTCTGCCCCAGCACTCCGCAATCCCGCTTTTCCATTTGCGGTATGTCCATATACCGCTCGTGCCTTGCTGGATGACAAAATCGGCAAGGGGCGAACCGTTCACCCGCATATTGCCGCCCACATCCAACGTTGCCTGCGGATTCGGCGTGTTGATGCCGACCTTCTGCTTTCTCAGAGCCACAAGCGGCGTACCCTGCGGCACCACAAAATACACATCCAGAGAACTCAGCGAAAACAGCCTGTCCTGTATCTGTAAATGGAAGTCATAGGACGCGCCTGCATCCAGATTCAGCAGTTCCAGATTGGAAAAGCTGAAGGATGTGCCGCTTCGAGTAGTCGAGGATAGTATGCTGTAGTAGCCGCTGTAGGAAGTTTCACTTGTCTTTTTGTAGCGGTAGCGCACATACTGGACGCTGTTTTTCTGCGTCCCATCCACCGAAACAGCGGAGATTGTGCCGTTAAACTTTAACTGCATCTCTGCCTCGATCTCATTGGTGCGGCGCAGGGTGACCGAGGACAGCTTGGGATTGGCATAGGCGATCACCGTGACGGTTTTCGATACGCTTGCCGTATAGCCTCTGGAATCCGTAACCGTCAGAGTAACCGTTACACTGCCGGACTTGGCAATTTTGCCGACCGTAATTGCCGTATTGCTTGTGCTGGACTTGGATACCCCATTGCAGGACGCCGTGTAGTTGGAAATAGAAGCGCCGTTTTTCGCTGTGGCTGTACCGGGTGTTACCTTTAAGGTAGAGTGGCTCTGAATGAACAACTGGTTATTGCCCGTGATGTTCTTTGTAGTGGTGTAGCTGTCCTCATAAGTAAAGCCGGACAACGTCGGCGCGGAATTTGCGGATGTGGTCTGCACAGTAGCCGTTTTCGATGATGTACTGCCAATCTGCGTAGAGCCGCTGTAAGTGGTCACGGCAAAAGTCCCCGTAAAGGACTTGATGGAAGCCATGGCATTCAGAAGCGTTGTCCTTTGCGCCGCCGTCAGCGTGACCGTGCGGTTCGCCGTGCCTTTCGACCAGGACAGACCGGAGATGGTGAGATAGGTGGCGCTTCCGTTCTTGATTGCCAGTGTATAGGAATAGGACGCTTCATACACGGTGGTATTGATGATAATGCTCACGGTAGAATTGTCTGCCGTAACGGCGCTGACGCTGTTCACCACCGCACCACCCAGGGTTTTGACCGTACTTTTGCCGGAATAACCGTCCACATTGTTGGTTTTCTTTCGGGCGCACACCTGAACGGTATACGAAGTATTGGGCGAAAGCCCCGTGACTGTCTTTTCCTTAGAGGTGCCGTCCGTGGAATTGTATTCCACCCAGGACGAGCCGCCGTTAAGAGAGTACCACCATCGGTTGGCAGTCGCCGAGGATGTGGCTTTTATCGTCATGGATGAAGCGGTGATATTGGAAACCGCAAGGGTTACGCTGGGTGCGGTTCGGTCAATATTTGTCAGCGTCATACTGCCGCCGTACTCCTGCGGGCCGTAAATATAGACACGGGTGGAAAATCCCACGGTAATGCTCTTTTTACCGTCCGCATTATGCGCTACCGTGATACTGCCGCTTGTGGAGCCTTTCGCCGCTGGGAATACTTTTGCGTCCCAGGCGGTTCTTGCTTTGTAATAGACCTGGGTGCCGTTGATGGTAACCGTGGTGGCGTCCACCGTATAGTAGTTGGCGGAGCCGCCTGTGGAGGTCAGCGTCCAGTTCAGCGTGGAGGTATTCGCCGCCACATTGACCGTTTCGGTAATCGTCAATTGCAGATAGCGCCCCTCATAGGAGGCGCTTTTCCATGTCGCCATAAAATCCTCCCTTCTTAATCAAGAATTACAATATTAAGACCATCGGAGGCGGTGGGCATGGGGACAAATTTGGTTTTGCCAACGGTCAGCTCACCGTCCACCGTGGTTTTCTTGGTCTGTGTTTCGTCTTTGTTCAGGGTAAAAATGACCTCGTCGTTGTAGTAGCCGGCAAACTCCGTGTTGGTAATCACCGTCCGCTGAGAGGATGCATTGTTGGACACCTCAATGCCCCGCTTGTCGATCTTGACCTCACTGGTGTAGATTTCATTGGGCGCAGGCGTCCACTTTCGCGGGATCGCTCCCTCCGTCACCATAATGTCGGACACATACAGCGAAGCGTCACGGTTATAGCAGTAAATACGAAGCGTTGGGTCTGTGATGTCAGGAATGGTAACCGAATAATCCGTCCAGTCAAAAGCAGTGGATTTGCTGAATAGGTATTTCGTTTTATTTCCGTTATAGGTCACATAGAAGTAGGCGGACATGGCCGAGGTTTTCTTTGCCCGGATGGAAACCGTGTAAGTCCCCGGCACAACGCCTCGGATATACTGAGAAAGCGAAGTGTATGCGCCGAGGAGAAAGCAGGAGTCGGAGATGGTGTTGTTCTGCGTATCGGTAGAGCTGTCCACGGAGAGCGAACCGCTGTAAGACCAGTCATCCGTAATACCATTCAGGCCGGCAGAGTTCTGCACATAGTTAATGCCGCCGATATACTGTTCTTCGACCGTAACAGATAAACCGTCTATGGTGTGCTGAAGCTGAGTGATTCTGCTCTCGGCATTCAGCACACGCTCCGAGATAGTGCCCTGCTCGCCCGATACCGTTTCCACTGTTTCAGTAAGATTAGACACATAGCTGTTCAGCCCGTCCACCGACTGCTGAAATTCGGCGTCCTTGATTTTCAGCGTGGAAATTTCGGTGCGGATGGTATCCATGCCGTTTTGAAGCACCCAGGCGGAACCGTTCCACACCTTTGTCTCCGGCGGCGTTACCGCAGTATCCACCCAAAGCTGTCCCTCTTAGGGGTCAAGCGGTGCGGTATCCGAGGTGACCACATCGCAGATGCTGATAATGGTAAACTGAGCCGATGCGATCATCCCGCCACCCCCTTAAAGCGATACGACCACCATGAAGGTCGCCTTGGTATCCACATCTGCCGTTCCGACCGCCAGCGTCTTGCCCGTTTTCGAGCCGTTCGTTCCCCAGGCGGTGTCAATCGCACCGTCTTTGTCATACTTTGTCCAGGTATAAGTGCCTTGACCTGCGGCGTCGATTTCTGTTCCTGCCTGATAGCAGACTGCCGTCAGTGTGGTCGAACCCTGTCCGTTTTTGAACACATCGCCGCCCGTGGAGGTGACGATCACCTGAATGGGATCGGAATTGTCAATAAAGGTCGCCACATCGGTAAAGGTTTTATTGTAGGTGTTGGAAGCCGAATCGGTATCCTTTGCCACACATTTGAACACCGCATAGCTGTCCACAGCCGCCGCAAATACGGTCAGCGTTCCTGTGGCACAGCCTGTGTATTTGCCCGCCGTATCGGTGAGTTTTCGCCAGCCAAGACCAAGGGAGGCGTCATAGCCAGTAGAACTTGTCGCTGTCACCGAAGCGTCCATCATACCCCAGATAAAGGATACCTTGGTGCTGTCGATGGTAGAGCCTCTCCAAAGCTCCGCTTTTGCAGTAAGACTTGTTACCTCCGTATTCTTGAATACATTTCCGCTTGGCGTGGTAACAAGCAGGTCTACGATGCCGCCGCCGTTGACGACACGGGAGAAGGAAATAGTGAGCGGATGGGTCAGAGACAGCCCTGTGGACGGGTCCTTGTAGGTGATGACACAGCGGTAGTCGATGCCGGGAAGTCCCGCCATCACATTGCCCTTGACGGTGAGGATGTGGCTCTTTGCACCGCTGAGCGCATAACTGCCGGAGGTTGTCAGCGCCGTAGTGGAACTGCCCACATACCATTTCACCGAGGTGACCTCGGTGGAGGTGATCTTGTCGGCGGTTGTGCCGATGACATACAGACTGGGCGTCAGTACAAGATTGGTGCTTGCCCAGCTTGGGGTGTAGGTGTTGTTGTCGGGGTTGAACATCTGGGTTTTTGCCAGATTGGAGCCGATGTACCCGGTCAGGGTCAGGGCGTCGTTGTAGTCAATAATGGTAAATTGACCTTGTGCTTTGCTCATGTGAGTTCCTCCTTGATTGGTTGGTGTTATGGTGGGTGTATTTTCTACGGATGGTTCTTGCGCCATGTTGGTTTCCTCCTAAAGTAAACTTTGTCTTGTAACGGTGTCGATGAGGTCGCAGAAAAAGGTGGCTCTGACCTTTACATCGTCGGCAGTAATCACGATCTGCTTTGCGCCGCCGTAGTGAGCGGCATTCCACAGCCTGTCGGCATCCGGGTCATCTGAAACACGAGTCCAGACAAATTGGTTTGGGTCAAGGCTGTCGGTGATATTTTCATCCCAGGAATAAACCTGTGCGGAAAGGGTCGTGGCGATATTGCCGTTTTTGAAGATGTTCCCGTTGGATGAGGTGATCACCAGGCGGTACATTTTCTGTTCTTCAATCTCGGTGACACGGTTGCTTACTTCGGTGACCTCTTTGCTGGTGGCGTAGGCGCGAAGAACGACTTCACCCGTTTCCAAATCCCAATAGGACGAGCCGTCCTGCGACTGAATCACGCCGGCCTTGATGATGTTTGCCACCAGTGAGCCGGAGGTGATGAAGTCCGCCACAATCTGTCCGTCAGCGGTGATGGCTGTCTCGTAGGGACCGTTATAGCCGTTATGGGAAAAGCCAAGGCCGCCCACATTCCACCGCCAGACATTGACGGCTTCCTCAATGGAAGGCGCATCCAAAATCAGCAGTTCATAAGGCTGACCGTTCTCATCTCCATGCAGGACTACATAACCACCGCTCTGCCCGGTAATAAGCGAGGTGGCATTGCCGATGGCTGTTTGAAGGAGCTTCGGAAACCGTCCCACGGTGGTCTGCACCTTTTCCACTGAGGACTGTACCTCGGAGATGGTGGTGATCATGCTGGACTTTTCACTGCCCAGAGTAATGCTCGTGTATCGCTCCGCAAGACAGTCATAGACCGTCTGAACCACCATAGCAGATACACTGACTCCAAGCGCCGAATGACGGATAGTGACGATATCACAAAGGCTGACCCGTTCCAGGAGTGCCGCATATTCCGGCTGTTTCCAGAGCGGTTCAAAGGATATTTTCACTGTGGGTATGGTCGCGCCCAGGGGATTGTCGTGGATATAGTCGTTGGCGGCTGCACGGAGAAGCTCCTCGGTTATGACCGTTCCGTTTTCAAAGCGGTCTGTAAAATCCATAATCAGCGTTTTCTCCCGCACCATTTCCGCAGATACGATGGGGAGCGTTTCCTCCGGCAGGGTGACCACCGTTTCTCTCTCCGTACCCTCCGCCGTGAACACCGCATACGGCAGAAGCTGTGTGTAAACGCCGCTGTTGTCCTCGTCCTGCTCCAACGCTGTGAGATTTTTGCCATATTCAATGGCCACGCCTGTTTTCTGCCCTCGGTGGGTATGGAACTTGACCGTGAAGTTGTCCCATTCAAATTCTCCATGCCATTTGGAGAGCATAGAGCCTTCCGTGCCGCCGAGACAGGCGCGCACACTTTTCGGCTGTGCAACCGAAAACGGCTTTGCTTCCGAATAATCCGTCCAGCCTGTAAAGCGGCTGTCCCCGGCAAGAAGCTGGGAGAGAATCAACTGCGGAGAACGGCTCTCGGTTTCAAACGGCATCACAGGAACATTTGCAAGGTCATAGCTGATATGCTGACCGTAAATGCTCACGATGCCGTTTAAGGGCTTTGTGATGCGGTAGATACGGAACGCCTGTGGTGCCGAGGTGTCGTTGGGCTTAGCCTTGATGATGCACTCTTTGGCGATCCTGCTGTAGTGCTGACCTGTGATGGGATATTTGAGTAAGCACTCAAACAGACCGTTTCGCTCTTCTGTAACCTCACAGGAAATTGTGTCTGTCAGGGCGCCGATACCAAAGGTGGAAAAGTCGGCGGTGTTCGGTGCGTAGAGAACAGGGATCATAGGCAGCACCACCTTGGGGTTACCTTGATTTCGGACACACCGCCGCTCACCGTCAGCACCGTTTCACCAGGCGGCAGTTCGGGAAAACCATCGCCTGTAACCTTGTCGTTCAGAAGTCTCATGTCATAGTAGAAATTCATCTGTTCGCTGTCGCAGACAACGCCGTCCGAAATGTCCTTAAAGTTCCAGGTTTTGTTATACCCGCCGTTTTGAAGTGTCAGAGAGAAATCGCCGCTTCCTTTCAGCGTGATGATTGGCTTTGCGGTAAACGCCTCCGGGTTAAAGATACTGCCGCTGTTTTCTATGAAAATTTCCTGCAAGCCATCCAAGCTGTATTTGAAAGGCTTGCAGTTAAAGGTCACGCGGAAAGAACCCAGCTTGTTGAACTGCTCCTCAATGTCCAGCGAACCGCCGATTACCCCGTAGCGGAGATGCCCTGCATCGTAGGAATCGGTGATCTCATGGTATCTGTCCGGCTCGGTGTAGAGCCATCCTTTGACGGTACGGAGCACGTCGGAAAGGGCGGCTATGTTTTTCCGTGCCAGGAACACGGTATAGGACACCTTGATATTGGCAAAGCGGCGGTTCGAGATAATCAGATCACCGCTTCTGCCGGGAATAGAGGTGAACGCCGCATCGTATTCCGGCGCGGAGAAAACATCCTTCTTTTCGATATGCAGACCGAACTCTTCGGAACTGCGGCCGTTATAGGTAAAATAACTCATGCAAATACCACCCCTTTCCGCATGGCAAACTGGTTCGCTGTCTCCATAACTTCGTTGGTAAGCTGACGGATATCTTCCGAGGAGTAGTTGTTGAAGGTGGCAATGTTGAGAGCAATGCTGAATCCGCTGAAGCCGGAAGCGCCGTCCATAGCGGATTTCACATTGCCTGTCACATCAAAGTCGGTAGGCAGAGCCGTCTGCATATCCTTTGCAAGATCGCCCATGACGCCGTTGATATCGTCCGCCATACCTTCGGTGGCTTTCACTGCTTCATCTCCGTTGTCCTCAATAGAGCTGGATAAGCCTTTTACCAGCATCTCACCGACCCACGCCATTTCACGGGAGGGTGAATGAATGCCGAAGAAGTCGCAGATGCCGTCCCAGATACCGGAAATCCAGCCGGACACCTTATCCCACAGCCAGGAAGCAAGCCCCGTGATGCCGTCCCACAGACCTTTGACGATGTTGCCGCCGATCTCTACGATCTTGCCCATGAGAGAGCCGAACGCCTTTACGATGCCCGCAATGATCTGCGGTACAGCCTTGACGATCTCCACGATGATGGTGGGGAGATTTTCAATCAGCGAAATAAACAGTTCCACGCCCGCCATGATGATCTTGTCGAGGTTGCCGAGGATAGCGTCCACCAGACCGCTGACGATTTTGGGGATGGCGGCAACAATGGTGGTAATAATCTGAGGAAGCGCCTGAATCAGCGAAACCAGCAGTTTGATGCCGGCTTCGATGATGAGCGGAATGGCGTTAATGACTGCTGTAATGATGCCGTCGATGATTTTCGGAATTGCCTCCACGATAGCCGTGATGATTTCAGGCAGAGCCTCCACCAGTGAAGTCAGCAGCTTAATGCCCGTATCAATGATCTGCGGAATGCTGTCCAGAAGAAAATCCACGATAGACAGGATCACTTCCGGCAGAGCATCAATCAGCACGGGAATGGCGTTCAGAATTCCTTCCGCAAGACCCGTTATAAGCTGTAAAGCCGCATCCAAAATCAGCGGCAGATTATCAATGAGGGTCTGACAAATCTGCATGACCACTTCTACCAGTGTCGGTATGAGGGTAGGAAGAGCGGCGGCAAGTCCTGTCGCCAGGGATACGATCATCTGAGCCGCCGCTTCCACAATCAGTGGAAGATTGGCAACCAGTCCGTTAATGAGCGTCATAATAAGGGTCAGCGCCGCCTCGGTGATTTGCGGAAGAGCCGAAATAATGCTCTGCACAAGGGACAGAACAATACCTACCGCCGCTTCCAAAAGAGACGGCAGGTTTTCCGCTATGCCGTTTACCAGCGCTTCAATGATGGCGGGCGCTATTTCAGCCACCGCCGTCACCAAATTCATAAACACATCCACGATACCGGGAAGCACCTCGGAGATGGATTCCACCATATCCGTTGCGCCTTCCTTTATCTGCGCTCCGGCTTCTTCCTGCCCGGAGATCAGTCCTGTCAGCCCGTCCAGTATTTTGGTGAAGCCTGGGAGCAAATCGGACACAATATTGTTCTTGACCGCCGAAAAGGTACGCTTTAAGGTGTCCATGGAGTCGGTGTAGTTGACGGCGGCGGTGACCGCTTCGTCACTCATTACCATGCCAAGGTCACGGGATTTTTGCAGAAGTTCTTCGGTGGACTCGGCAGACGCATTGAGAAGCGGAATCATCTCCTGACCGCTTCGTCCGAACATATCGTTGGCAAGCGCCGCTTTCTCGGTGTCGTCCGTCATTTTCTGAAGCCCGGCGATGGTCATGGCAAAAATATCCTCACGGGATTTGTTTGCCAGGTCCTCCTGGGTAATGCCCAGACGGGTGAATTTCTCGATTGCCTTATCCGTGCCGTTTTTGGCGTCGTCAATGGTGTTGGTGAGGGTTTTCATACCCGTCTGCACCGAGTTGATATCCACGCCGGACTGCGACAGCACATAATCCCATTCCTGGTAGGCTTCACGGGAAAGACCGAGCCGCTGGCTCATCTTGTCGATGTTATCCCCGGTCGCCGCTACATCGTTTGCCATGTCGTACAGCTTTTTGCCTGCGGCAACGGCGGCGGTACCGATAGCGGCCATAGTAACCGCCAGCGCCTTGCCCACCGATTTCAGAACAGCGCCGAATTTCTCAAATCGTCCTCCGGCCTCGTCACTCTGCTTGCCTGTTTCCTCCACTTCATCGCCAAGACCGTCCACTGCTTTTTCCGCATCGCCCATTTCGTCCGACATGGAGTCTATGGCTTTTTCGTTGTCAGAAACCTCTCTCTCCATATTGTTCAGAGCGGCTTCGGCGTTGTTAAGCTGAATCTGCCAAGCCTGGGTGCGCTTGTCGTTTTCTCCAAAAGAAGAAGCGGCGTTTTCCAGAGCCGAGCGGAGGGTTTCAATTTTCTGTTTTTGGGCTTCGATTTCCTTGTTCAGCACTTGGTTTCGTGCCGTCAAAGCATTCACCGAAGTATCGTTTTTGCCGAACTGGGATTCCACCAGCTTCATTTCCGAGCCGAGAACCTTAAAGGACGAGTTGATCTCAGATAACGCCTTTTTGAATTCCTTTTCGCCCTCAAGCCCGATTTTCAGTCCGAAGTTATCTGCCATCTAACCACCTCCTCGCTAATGGCATAAAAAAGCACACCTCATCGAAATCCTGCGATAGCTGCGCTGCAAGTATTCGATGAGAGTGTGCTTGAGAAATGAAAAAGGAGCGACCGAATAAGGTCACTCCTAAATGCTGTTTTGCACTAACTCATTGCATATTATCCAATTGCTTGTCAACATCCCTTCCACCATACATAACACGCAGAACTGTAACTTTGCGTTCTTCACGGTTAGGAATGTAAAACACCAGATAGTTATCCACCGGCATAATACGAAGGTTGCGTTCACGCCATTTTGCTTTATCGTATACCCGAAACCTTTCCGGCATCTGGTCGAGAGAGTCGATTGCTTTCTCCAAGCGGGTTAGCTGACCAACCGCATTTTGCATAGATTGAAGATCGACAGCGATATACTTGAAAATTTCTTTCAAGTCCGCTTTGGCCGGCGGGGTCAGTTCGATAGAATAGTTCATATACCAAGTTCCTTACGGATATCCGCAAATGCCTGCTCCGCAGGAATTGTCCGTCCTGCTTTTGCATCCGCATAGCCTTTCTCCAATTCTGCATCCAGCTGTGCGGCCGTCATACGGCTGATATCCAACGGATGTTCCGGCAGCTTCACCTCGAAAGGCAGACCGTTATTCAGGATAATTTGTTTATAGAACATGGTAATTGCATTGGACGCGGGAATACCAAGCGCCGTAAGAATCATCTCGGCTTGCTCTTTTACATCCGGCTCGATTCGTGCATAAAGGTTCGCTGATTTAGCCATATAAAAAACTCCTTTCGGTGTTAGTCTATTCAACTACGCTTACATTATACACGATTGTGCGGACAAAAGCAATACTTATTAAGAAAAT